ATGGTGCAGATGGAGTACCTGGTTTAACTCGGTTGGATATGAGTACGTCTGCCGGATGGCATTTTTCTAAGCCTAAAAGTAAGTTTGCCACGATTGTTGACGGTGATTCAGTGATTAGTCATAAGTATGAATTTGACGCTCTGATAATGCAGGAGATTGAATCATTGAGATCCATATTATTAGCGGGAAGACGTATTAACACTGTATTTAGCCTACAATAAAGGACGAACCGGTTAAAATCGGGAAGGGTAAATTACGTGTATTCGGAGCGTGTGATGTGTCTTTTGCAACTTTGGTGAGACAGTACTTTTCTCCACTTATTAGAGTCATGTATGAAAATTGGCTTGACTTTGAGACTGCTGTAGGTATCAACGCTTATGGACCAGAATGGGATATAGCATACAAACATCTGACTCAGTTCGGTTCTAAGCGTACTATTGCTGGTGACTATAAGAATTATGATAAGACTATGAGTGCCCGTTTGATCAAGATGGCTTTCCGTGCATTGATACGACTAGCTCGGAAAAGTGGTAACTATTCTGAAGACGATATCAAAGTGATGAAGGGAATAGCAACAGAAATTGCTCATCCAATTTATGAATACGATGGATGTTTTATACGGGTAGATGGTTCCAATCCGTCTGGTAACCCATTAACCGTAATCATTAATTGCATAGTTAATTGCTTTCTCAATCGATATATCTTTAAAAAATTTTATCCTGATCTAACCTTCGCAGAATTTGTAAAATTATTCGTTTATGGTGATGATGACGTGAAAACTGTTAGCCCTGAAATTGACAAGTTTACTTATGAGACTTGCCAATCCACTTTAGCCGAATGTGGTATTACTTGGACCGATAGTTTAAAGACTCCAGGACTAATATTGAGAGCTTTCGATGATCTTGATGAGCTCGACGCTAATGGTGTGTCAGTTGTAAATTTCCTGAAAAGAGGATTTATTTACCATAATGATTTGAAGAGAGTCGTAGCACCATTAGATAGAGATTCTATGTCGAAAATGATGTTTGTGTTTTCAAGTAAAGCAAAAGGTTTGGAAGTGGCCATACTGCATGTGCAGTCTATGGGCACGTATTTAAGAGAAGCTTTGCTTCACGGCCGCGAGTTTTACGAGAAATCACGTGAGGGAATT